GTAGCATCATCATAGCATTTTTGCTCTGGGCAACAGCTCTATCTGGGCATGAGATGACACCTGCGTACCCTGTGGTAAAGCCTTCACACGTCAAGGATGTGGTTAAAGTGGAGATGTCTCTGTTTAACTCTAGGGAAGAAATCAAGTATTATCAAATTGAATTGTTTGATTTAAATTGGACAAACATCCCCTTCTCTACAACGTACAGGATTATAAAGGTAGGTTACAAAGAACATAAAGCGTTTGATGTATACATCCGTAAATACGATTTACCCGAAGCGGTGTATCTCTGCACTACTTCGAAAGTTAAGAAGTCGTTAGTATCAAGCACACTTATTTCTTCTAGGATATGTTCACGGTTAGATGGAAAGCCTGCATGAGACTAGCTCTCGCTCTTTGTGCTATGGCTAGTTCTGCTCTTGCAGATAGTAGTTCGCTATCCTTATCCCTGCCAAATCCACCGATGAACTATCAATCAGACTCGTTTTCGTCAGGCAACCTACGGTGCAGTAACGCAGTAGGCGGAGGCGTAAACCTTGAGTACGGTGTGACAGGGGTACTTTCTGGGTTGGATACAAGCAGTCGTGGTAAAGACATAGGTGTGTACGCTCGTATAGTTATTCCTTTAGATAAGCCTCGTTCACGTATAAACTGTGATGACTTATATCAAATAGAATTAACTAAGCGTAGGTTAGAAGTACAGAAGCTACGAGACGAACTTGAAGCGCTAAAAAATCTACAACAAGCGGACGGTGAAATGGACTTTGAAAACTAATGGTGGATTTAACAACAGTTGGTGAACTTGAAGACCGTGAGTTTAAAGCTGGCGGTGTTAAGATGTCGTTTGGATCAATCATGGCTATACTCGCATTTATATCAAGCGTGGTTGGTGGGTTGTATGGTGGCTTCGTCCTATACCAAAAGATTGAGGCGGTTGCAGGGTTAGACCTTGGTGAGTATCAACAGCAAATGGATGTGTCTGACGCTAAGATAAGTGGCATATCTGACAAAGTAGAAGAAAGTGTTGAATACACACGAGACATTAAAAATGGTCTAAAAGACGACATACTTCGAATTGAACAACAAACAGACCGCATTGAAGATATGGTTCGTGAGAGCGAAGACAAGATACGGGCAATGATTGATGCAGCAGAAGTTCGCTTTGAAAATCAGAGAGAACGTGTTAGAACGTCACAAAACTCCGATATGAAAGAATTAGAAGACAGACTAATGGGTAAATTACAGAGGGCTTTAGATAACCCTTTGGCAGATTAGGGGAACAACATGACAAAGTTTGAAGATATAGATAAAGACAAAAGCGGCTCAATCGAGAAGAGTGAGTGGGACGCATTGTTACTTGACGACAAACGCAGACAAATTGACGATGAAGACTCGAAGCGAGATCAGCAACGTAAGATGGTTTGGTTTGCACTCGTTGGTATGCTTATATACCCTTTTGCAATTATCATTACAGCCATAGCTGGATTAACTGAAGCTACTGAGGGATTAAAATCTATTGCCGGTGTGTATTTCATATCTGTTAGTGCAATAGTAGGTGCGTTCTTTGGCTTTACTAATATTAAGAAAAAGGGTGATTCATAATGCTAGGTATTATTAATAGTGTAGCAGGATTAGCTACAGCATTTATCGACGGAAAGACTGTTGTAAAGAAAGCAGAAGCCGAAACTAAAATGAAGATAGCTACAGGTGAAATAGACTGGGACATCGAAGCCATGAAGGCTACACAGAATAGTTGGAAGGATGAATGGATTACACTTTTGTTTAGTATTCCCCTTATTTTGGCGTTCTGTGGTGATTGGGGTAATGATATTGTACAAGCAGGGTTTGTAGCACTAGAGGTTATGCCGGACTGGTATCAATACAGCCTCGGTGGTATAGTTAGTGCGAGCATTGGTATGCGTGGCGTAAGTAAATTCTTTGGGGGCAAAAAATGAGTGCAGAAAACTTTGATAAGTGTTTGAAAATGTTGTTAAAACACGAAGGGGGATTTGTAAATCATCCAGAAGATCCCGGAGGTATCACAAATTTGGGAGTCACCAAAAAGGTGTATGACGAGTGGATTGGCCGTGATTCTACAGAGCAGGAAATGCGTGACTTAACACCCGAAGATGTAGGCCCGATATACAAGAAAAACTACTGGGATAGGGTTAAAGGCGATTCACTTTATTCTGGTTTGGATTGGGCCTGCTTTGATTGGGCCGTAAATTCCGGTTCAGGTAGACCTGCAAAAGCTGTGCAACGAGCAGTGGGCGCTACGCAAGACGGAGCCATTGGCCCCGCTACACTTGCATTGGTCATGGAAAAAGACCCTAAGTTTATTATTGAGTATGTCTATGATGTACGTCAATCTTTCTATGAAAGTTTAGATACGTTTAAGACCTTTGGTCGAGGTTGGACACGTCGTAATAAAGAGACCTTACATCAAGCATTAGAAATGCTATAACACTATAAATAGATAGGAGAACAACAATGGTTAAAAAACTGACAGACTTGACCGGAGACGGTAAGGTAACACAGGCTGACGTACTAAAAGGTCGAGGCGTGTTTAAAAAGGGCGGCAAAGTAAAAGCCAAAGGTATGGCAAACGGCGGCAAAGTAAAAGCCAAAGGTATGGCAATGGGCGGTAAGGTCAAAGCCAAAGGTATGGCAATGGGCGGTAAGGTCAAAGCCAAAGGTATGGCAATGGGTGGTAGGGTCAAAGCCAAAGGTATGGCACTGGGCGGCAGGATCAACTCCAAAGGAACGGCAATGGGCGGCAGAGGCTTCGGCGCAGCTCGTTCTTCAGGGAAGAGGACACAAATCTTTTAATGGCTTTTCTACAAAGTAACATCCCGCACTTTAAGTGCTGGGTGCGGCGTGAGTACACACACAACCATTCTGCGTACCACGGAGAGTTTTTACATGCGATGGCGATTGGCGTCACCACCATGCCGAACCGATGCCTGAGTTTTCAGGTGATTTTTACTGGCTACGAAGCGGATATCGAGGGTATACCTAATGTTCATGGCGGAGCTATGTGGGCGAGAATGCCCATTACTGCTTTAGTAGGGGACACTCCATTTGAAGAGTGGCCGGAGCCTATGCCTGTTCATGCGGCGCAACCTTGGGACTGTTCATCTCACACACATGCCGTTTATAAAATGGATAGAGCCACCCCTTGCCCTTGGCTTGCAAAAGTTGGTAGCGAGTTCTATCCAGCTAAGTACATGTTTACAGTGGACTATACGGACAGCGAAATTGCAGATGATCCAGCTCAACATAAACAAAGCCATGTGCTGGAGTTATTAGATGCCGGTGAGTATACTGGAAATATAGTTGCTCTTCCAAACAACCGTGTTCGTGTAACACACCCGGCATGGTTTAACACAGGAGAAGGTGCTCCAGACTTCCGTCCATCTCAAAACATACACTACTCTAAATCGGATCTAGACTATACGTTGGACGTTAATCAAATCTTTGATAACATATACAACGAAACCGAGGAGACTGAAGAATGACTATTTTAACAGATATGGTTAATCTTAACAATATAAGAGATTTAATTTAATGGATGTTGTTGATTTTGCAAAACATATGTATAAGGTACTACGAGAGCGCGAACAAGATATTGCAAGTGCTCTTGCAAGTGATGCTGTCAAAGATTGGGAGCATTATAAACTCATGGTAGGTGAGGTACGGGGACTGACCTACGCTCGTGAAGAATTTAAATCCCTGCTGGAAAGAACCGTAGACGATGACGAAGACTTTAATACTTCCTGAACACGTCGCGCAGAACATAAACAAAGAACGAGATAAAGCGGCTGATGCTGCTGAATCGTCTGATGTTAAGAGCGCTTACGTGAACGCTTCCGAGAAGGTGTTGGATCCTTCTCTTTTAGAGAAACCCCTTTTACAAAGATTACCCCAACCAACCGGTTGGCGTTTATTAGTAATGCCCTATCAAGGCGCTATTAAAACACAGGGTGGTTTACATATACCAGATGAAGTTCGAGCTCGTGAGGCTGTAGCAACCGTTGTTGCGTACGTCTTGAAGGTCGGGCCGTTAGCATACAAAGACCCAAACAAATTTGGATCTTCTGAACATCCTTGGTGTGTCGAAGGACAATGGATATGCATCGGACGTTATTCTGGTTCACGTTTTAAAATTGACGGTGGAGAAGTTCGCATCATTAATGATGACGAAGTAATTGCTACAATTATAGAACCTGACGACATTAAACAGGTTTAGGAGACAGCCATGAATGAAGAAACACAAGATATTGTAGAAGACGAAGGCGTTGAAATAGAAGTAGATGCCGGCCCTGAAGACGGAGGCGTTGAAATAGAAGTAGAATCAAAAGTTGAAACTTCTAAAGAAAAACCTGTGTCTAATGGCGATGATGAACTTGAAAGCTATAGCAACAATGTTCAGAAGCGTATTAAGAAACTTACCGAAAAATATCGGAAAGAAGAACGTGATCGTGAAGAAGCTGTTCGCATGGCGCAACAATTGTTGAACGAAAACAACCAGTTAAAGTCTCAAGTTAAGAACCTAGACAAAGGTTATGTCAACTCAGAAGCGTCTAGACTTGAAGCACACGGTGACTCAGTTAAGCGTCAGTATCGTGAAGCGTATGAAGCTGGCGACTCTGATGCAATGTTTGCTGCGCAAGAACAGTTGTCCAGTATGGCTGTTCAGCAAGACAGAGTTCGCTTGGCTAAACAACGTATTGAGCGTGATGTAGAACAACCTGTACAACAACCTCAAACCATTACACAGCAAGCAGCACCTGCTGCTAAACCAGACCCACGAGCCGAAGATTGGGCGAGTAATAATGAATGGTTTGGTTCAGACGAGGTTATGACTTATGCAGCGTTTGGGCTCCACAAGAAATTAGTTGAGGAAGAAGGGTTTGACCCGGCGACCGAAGAGTACTATAGTGAAGTTGACAAACGCATACGGACGGAGTTTCCACAGAAATTCCCGAAGGCGAAGAAATCGGGCGGAGCACAGGTCGCACCTGCTGGCGCTTCAGCTACCCGCAGTACAACAAAACAGGGGCGTAGGTCGGTGAAACTTTCACCCTCCCAAATTGCCATGGCGAAACGACTTAACGTTCCGCTTGAAGAATATGCCAAGTTTGTGAAGGATTGATAGAATGACTGATAGAAAATCTCGCGAAAGCGAAACACGCGAAACAAAAACGCGCCGTAAACCTTGGGCACCGCCCAGTCGCCTTGCTGCACCTGACGCCCCTGCGGGCTATGTGCATCGTTGGATTCGAACTGCAATGCGCGGTGAAGACGATAAGATGAACGTCAACACTAAGCTGCGTGAAGGATGGGAACCCGTTCGTAAGGATGAGTATCCAGACTATGAAGCTCCTACAATTGACGAAGGTCGATTTGAGGGCATCATCGGACAAGGGGGACTAATGTTGTGCCGAATACCTGTAGAAACCGCCCAAGAAAGATCCGCGTATTACGGGAACCGGACCCGCGAACAAATGGTTGCAGTTGATTCAGATCTAATGAAGGAACAACATCCTTCAATGCCGATTACTAATGATCGGCAAAGTCGTGTATCTTTTGGAGGCTCACGAAGAGACTCCGAGTAAACTTTTATTGAGGTGCTATTATGGCAAATTCTAACGGATCCTTTGGGTTACGACCCATTGGAAAGATTGGTCAATCGACCAACTCTACCGGTATGACTGAGTATCGCATAGCTGCTGACAACTCCAACCCGATCTTCCAAGGCATGGCGGTTATTCCGTTAGCTGGCGGGGTCATTGACGATCTACAGGCTGCGGCCGGTGGTAACGTGTCAATCGTTGGTGTTTTTGGCGGATGTGAGTATGTCTCTTCTACTACTGGTGAAACAATTTTTGCAAACTCTTGGCCGGGTTCTGGCGCGGATAGTAATTTCCCCGTCAAAGCCTTTCTGTATGATGATCCAAATCAATTGTTTACAATTGCTACATCTAATGTTGTAGCGGCTGCAAACACTGAGGCAGAAATTCGCGCAGCGGTATTTGCAAACATCGCGTTTGCAACAGGTAACAGTGGCGTATCAGCTTCTGGAAAATCATCTGCGACAGCAGACCTGAACACAATCGCAGCTACCAACACACTGGCACTACGCATTATGGGCATCCAAGATGATCCAGACAATGCTGACTTCACTGTTGCGGGTATTCCATTAATCGTTCGTATAAACAACCACTTCAATGCACCTACTGGTTCAATTGCTGCTGGTACTGTTTCTACGACCGGCGTATAAGGGGACTAAGAAATGGCTATATCACGCGCACAACTAGCGAAAGAGCTAGAACCCGGGCTCAACGCCTTATTTGGCATGGAGTACAACCGGTACGAAAACCAACATTCAGAGATCTTTGATACTGAATCTTCAGACCGAGCGTTTGAAGAAGAAGTTATGTTAGCTGGATTTGGCGCAGCACCTACTAAATCAGAAGGTTCTGCTATTAACTTTGACGATGCTAACGAAGCATTTACTGCTCGTTACAACCACGAAACCGTTGCGCTTGCGTTCTCAATTACTGAGGAAGCAATCGAGGACAACTTGTACGACCGTTTAGGCAGTCGTTACACACGCGCCCTTGCTCGCTCAATGGCCCACTCTAAGCAGGTTAAAGCTGCGTCTGTATTGAACAATGCGTTCACAGGCGGTGCTACTGCTGGCGGCGACGGTGTAGCTTTATGCTCTACTGCACACCCGTTAACAAATGGTGGAACACTTTCCAACACTCCAGCAGTTGCTGCTGATTTGAACGAAACTTCTTTGGAAGACGCTCTTATCAACATCGCTGGTTATGTTGACGAGCGTGGCTTGAAAGTCGCATTACGTGGCTTGAAGTTGATGATCCCACGTCAGTTGCAATTCGTTGCAGAACGTTTGATGGTATCTAACCTACGTGTTGGTACTGCGGACAATGACACAAACGCAATTCGTTCAATGGGTATGTTGCCTGATGGTTATGCCGTCAACGACTTCCTAACTGATCCAGATGCGTTTTTCATAAAAACTGATGCGCCTCGCGGCTTTGTTCACTTTGAGCGTACTCCGCTTTCCACTAACATGGAAGCAGACTTCGACACAGGTAACATGCGCTTTAAGGCTCGTGAGCGTTACAGCTTCGGCTTCTCAGATCCACGTTGTGTATTCGGTTCACCCGGAGCATAATAGGTTTTGTTACTTATTTAAGGGGCTGCTTCGGTGGCCCCTTTCTTTTTGCCTCAAGGTAGTGTATAACATTAATATCCCTGACAGTTGCATTCCGCGACTGACACTAGCCACGACAGGAGATCATCATGGCGAATACAACTTTTACTGGGCCAGTACGCTCAGAAGGCGGCTTTCAAGTAGTATCAAAAAATGCAACTACTGGCGCTTACACAGACATTGCAACAATTGCATCCACTGGTATTATCACCGATAAATTTGTTAAGCACGTTGGCTTTGCCACAGGCGTAACAGTAAACTCAACTGCGGGTGACTCGCCAACTATTGGCGTATTTGCACAGCCAGCTAATACAGTTATTACTGACATTAAAATCTTTTGTGTAACTGCCCCTGTAACGGGAAGTGGTGACATTGGTTATGAAGTAGGTACATCTTCTTCTGGTGCACAGATTGTGGCTACTCAGGCTGACGAAATCTTAGACGCTGGTACAACAGTTGTTATAGGTAATGTAACTTTGACTGAATTAGTTGTTCAGACTCAAGATGCCGCAACAGCACCAGCTTCTGTTCAGTATGCGTCAGCAGCTCGTAATATTTTCTGTAACATCACAAATACAGTTAATGCTACAACAGCAGGTTCGTTTACGTTCATCATCGAGTATGTTCAAATTGCATAAACAATTGGGAGGGAGCTTTGGCTCCCCTCTTTTCTTATAGGAGGCCGAAATGGCAGGATCAGACGTAACCCCAGTCCTCATAAGCGATGAGGTGGCTTTAGACGCAGACGGAATATCAGTTGCCGCTTCAGTGGGCAACAACGCAGCCTTGGTTATTGGCGGTGCTTTAGCAGACGGCGGAAGTGTGACTAACGCTTCTGGAAGACAAGTAACAATTTTATCAGCAGGAAATGATTCCTCAAAATCATTTAATGTAGTTGGTACGGATGTAAATGGTGCATCTCTTACAGAGAATGTCACGGGAGCTAACGCTGGAACAGCAACAAGCTCTGGTTATTTTAAGACTATTTTAAGCATTACCGCTGTTGGTAATCCTGCGGGAAACGTATCCGCTGGTATTAACAACAATGCGCTAGGTGTAATTTTTGCAGGGCGAACACGCCTTCAAGGGTTCTCCTTCGTTTCGGGCGGAACTGCTGGTAAAGCTAATCTTAGAAACGGTGGCGCCACGGGAACTGAATTTATACAGTTTCGATCTATTGGAACAGATAGCACTTCGGATGATCCGTTTATTCCAGATGAAGGCGTACTGTTTAAAGATGGTTGTTTTGTTACGTTTATTGTAGGTACTATTGATTTAATGATGTTCTACCACGCATAATTCTTAGGACGGCATACAATGGCTAAGATCGATAAGTCAAAGATGAAGTGCAACAAACCTAAACGTCAGATATCTGGCGGGAAGAAGTCTGTTGTAAAAGCCTGTGATAAAGGAAAAGAAAAGATTGTTCGTTTTGGGGATGCTAATATGACGATTAAAAAGTCTAATCCTAAGAGACGTAAATCTTTCCGTGCAAGACACGGCTGTGACAAAGGTACGTTAGATAAACTAAAGGCCAAATACTGGTCATGTAGGGCATGGTGATTAAAATGGATCAAAAAATTATTGGAAGTATTATTATTGCGGCAATAGTTGGATCTATTGGTTTTGTTGCCAAGGAATGGTCAAGTTGGACATCAAGAACACTTATTGATTTAAACACCAGAACCGCTGTTATGGAGACAGAGATCCATAATACTAACGATATGGTAGCTTTAAATAACGATATGTTAAAATACTTAGTTAGCAATTCACAAAAGGCTAAATACAATGATAAGTCGTGGTCAGATGTCGTTTCAAATCTCAAAATCACCAGAGAGGAGAAATAATGTCAAAACCAAAAGACGCTTGTTATCGAAAGGTCAAAGCCCGGTACAAGGTATGGCCAAGCGCATACGCAAGCGGAGCACTGTCCAAGTGCCGCAAGGTAGGAGCGGCAAACTGGGGAAACTCTACTAAGAAAGCAGCAACTGGTGGCTTGATTGCGTCGGTAGACAACCCTAAACGTCCTTCTAAAAACAGATATCGTGGCGGAGGAATAATAGCGTCTGGTTGTGGTAGTGTTGAAGAGGGACGACGGAAAATAACGAGGACTTTTTAATGGCTAAAAACTCTCTTAAAACATGGTTCGAGCAGAACGACGGAAAAGGCTGGATTGATTGTAAGACAGGCAAACCTTGTGGTCGTCAAAAGGGGGAGAAGCGTAAGGGGTATCCTGCATGTAGACCGACGATGGCGCAGTGTACATCTGCTGCCAAGAAGAAGAAGTCTTCTAAACGAATTAAATGGAAAGCTAGCCGTGGTGGACTAGCTAGAGTATTTTGATAACCAAAAGGAGATATGTAATGGGTATAGTCCGAGAGTTTGCAAAAAGAAAAGAGCGATTAAAAAAAGAAAATGAAGACTTTACGAAACGTCTTTTGAAAAGACGGAAGTCTGATCTAGCACTAGACGAGGCGGAAAAAACGTACAATGAAGATAGAAGACAGGTAGATGCCAAGTATAAGGACCGTGGGTATTCTGGAGACGAGCAAGCAGAAAAAGAAAACAAGGTTTTAGAAGATAGGTTTGTAAAAGATATTAAATTAGTGAAGAACTACGGCAAAGACTCTATGAAGGCTAAAGGTTTTGCTACTAAACGCTACATGAATGGCGGCTGTGTAATGTCAGGGCGCGGCGTTAAAGAAACAAAGATTGGTTAATTAAATGGCAACATCAAACTCAAGAGACTTTGAACTCGACGTAGCTGAGATAATTGAAGAAGCATATGAACGGTGCGGTATGGAAGTTCGTACTGGTTACGACGCCAAGACCGCTCGTCGTTCTTTGAACTTGATGTTTGCAGAATGGGCTAATCGTGGTTTAAACCTTTGGACTGTGAAGAGCGCTACGATCACATTAACCCAAGGCCAAGCACAGGAAACTTTATTGCCTGACGTTGTAGACTTGTTGGATGTGGTTCTTCGTCGTGACGGTACAGATTATGAAGTAGAGCGCATTAGTCGTGGCGATTATGTCACACTTCCTAATAAAACCACTCAAGGTAGGACAAGTCAGTACTGGTTAGATCGTCAAATTGCCCCGGTTATTAATCTTTGGGCCGTTCCGGAGAACTCCACGGATCAGTTAGTGTACTATTATGTTCGTAGAATTGAAGACGCAGACACATTGGTCAATACTACAGACCTACCTTTTCGTTTCTTCCCTTGCATGGTTTCTGGTCTTGCCTACTATATAGCTATGAAACGTTCTCCAGAACGTTTAATGATGTTAAAATCTGTGTACGAAGAAGAGTTTCAACGTGCAGCGGATGAAGATGAAGGCCGCACAGCATTAAAACTACAGCCTAGCGGTAGGTATTTGAGGGTATAATGGCATACGCAAACAATAAAAAAGCTTGGGGAATATCAGATCGGTCTGGGCGCCGTTACCGTTTGCATCTAATGAAGACTGAATGGACAGGGGCTAAAGTTGGACCGGATGAATACGACCCGAAGCATCCACAATTATTTCCGCCAAAGGTTGGTCCCGACCCACAGGCTCTTAGAGATCCAAGACCCGAGCAAAACTTACCTTCTCAACGCAATATACAATATGGCTGGAGACCCGTTGGGTTTAACGGCGATGAAGAATTAACGCCTAATCCGTTACGCAGTAATGGATTTGTGGGCACTGTCACGGTGGTAACGACATGAGTTTTACATTTGATCAGTTAAAGCAAGCTATTCAAGACTATACCGAAAATACGGAGACAACGTTTGTAAACAACCTTCCTTTGTTTATACGTGCTTCAGAAGAACGCATTCTAAAAAACGTACAGCTTGATTTTTTTAGAAGAAATCAAACAGCAACTTTAACGCAAGGAAATTCTTTTTTAAATTGTCCAAGTGATTTTTTAGCTCCGTTTTCATTAAGCTATACGCTTAACAACGTTAAAGAGTTTTTAGATTTTAAAGATGTTTCTTTTGTACAAACGTACTCTCCTAACGCTACAACGCAAGGACTTCCAAAGTATTACGCGCAGTTTGACGTAACTAACTTTATAGTTGGTCCAACTCCCAACGCTAACCTCGCTGTAGAACTTCACTATCTATACCGTCCCAGTAGCTTAACAGCAGGCGCAGGAAGTGGAACTACTTGGATTAGTATTAATGGCGAACTAGCCCTATTGTATGGTGCTTTGGTAGAAGCCTATATATTTATGAAAGGCGAAGCCGATGTATTACAACAATATAACCAAAGGTTTGGCGAAGCTATGATTGGATTAAAAATGCTAGGTGAAGCTAAAGAAACCACTCAAGATTATCGGGTTGGTAAAGTTATGAGGCCGAAACAATAATGTTTAAACTAGATTTCAATATGCCCGATCAACCTGTAGTATCTGTTCATACTACTGAGAACCGTGGGTTCTCTCCTGAAGAAGTAGCAGAACGTTGCGTTACAAAACTTATCAGTGTTTCTGACAGTGCGCACCCCGCTATTCGAGATCAAGCACGAGCTTACAAAAAACACATGGAAAAAGTAGTTGCGTTTTATATGCGAGAATCTATTCGCAGTGATCGCACAACTGTGTATAATGCTTTAAAAGAAGCCGGTCATCCTGAACTGGCTGCCGCAATAAGGAGACTATGAAATGTCGATAACACAAGCAATGTGTACATCCTTCAAGCAAGAAATCTTGCAGGGGAAACACAATTTTACTAACGGTGGAAGTGCTTTTAAATTAGCTCTGTTTACAAGCAGCGCAACTTTAAATGCTACAACTACTGATTACTCCACTTCAAATGAAGTTTCGGGTACAGGATATACCGCTAAAGGAGGCGCGTTAACCAACGTAACTCCAACAACAAGTGGAACAACAGCATTCTGTGACTTTAGCGACTTAACGTTTGGGTCTTCTACAATCACAGCTAACGGTGCTATGATATTTAACACAACATCGGCTGGTGGTTCTAACACTACGGATGCATGTATAATTTTAGCGTTTGGCGCGGACAAGTCGTCTACCAATGGGGACTTTACTATTCAGTTTCCAACGGCAAATGCTTCTAACGCAATTATTCGTATCGCGTAAGGGGTAACTACAGATGACTTTAATTGCGGGTTGGGGTAGAGGTACATGGTCCGAAGGGGCTTGGAGTTCTGTTCTTCCTGTGACTGTCACTGGGTTAGCTGGAACGAGTGCCGTTGGTTCCGTTGCTATAAGCACCGATCAAGTTATTTCGGTAACGGGATTAGCTGGAACGAGTGCCGTCGGAACAATTGCTATAAGCACCGAACAAATTATCCCTGTAACAGGTTTGGTTGGATCAAGTGGTGTTGGTTCCGTTGCTATAAGCACAGATCAAGTCCTTTCGGTAACGGGATTAGCTGGAACGAGTGCCGTCGGAACAATTGCCGTAAGCACAGATCAAATCCTTTCGGTAACAGGGTTGGCAGCGAGTGGACAAACTGGTACTGTAGTTGTAATCGCGGATGCAAATGTATTACCCACAGGGTTGTCCGTAACAGGTAGCGTCGGAAATGTTTTTGTTTGGAGTCAAGTAATACCCAATCAAACGCCAGACTGGCAAGCAATATCACCGTCGCAATCTCCCGGATGGACAGACATAGCGGCATAGGAGAGTTTAATGGCAAGTACATATACCACAGCAAACGGGATTGAGCTCATAGCAACAGGTGAGCAATCTGGCGCATGGGGCGATACAACAAACCTAAATCTACAAATTATTGATCGAGTCCTTACGGGAGTCGGTAGTATTACATTGTCTGGTACAACACATACACTGACAACCACAGACGGTACTTTGTCCGACGGAATGTTTAAAGTTTTAGTTTTAGGTGGATCTCCATCTGGAACAAACACTATAACAATTGCACCAAACGACGCACAGAAACTTTACCATGTGTTAAACAGTACTGGGCAAAGTGTAATATTTACTCAAGGTTCAGGAGCCAACGTTACTGTTCTTAACGGTGACACAAAGATAATTTTTGCTAACGGCGCTGGCTCCGGTGCGGCCGTTACTGATTTCACAGCTAATTTGGCCATGTCTTCTACAAATATAACAGGCGGAATAATAAACGGCGCTGTTATTGGTGGAGCAAGTGCTGCGGCGGTTACCGCTACAGATATTGTTGCTGCATCCTTAGACATCTCAGGCAACATAGACGTAGATGGTGTAACTAACTTAGATGTCGTTGATATCGACGGTGCTGTTGATATGGCCTCTACACTTACAGTTGCAGGAGTTCTTACAGGTGCTTCCTTAGACATCTCAGGCAACATAGACGTAGACGGTGTAACTAACTTAGATGTAGTAGACGTAGACGGAGCAGCAAACTTTGCAGCAGACGTAACTATTGCAACTGGTGCTGACATTCTTACTGCTTCAGCAGGTACATCTAACTTCAGAGCAGGTGTCAATGCAGGTAACTCAATAGCATCTGGTGGTAACTTCAACGTGGCTGTGGGTGACGAGGCAGGTACTGCAATTACGACTGGTGATAGAAACACAGTAGTTGGATACCAAGCAGGTGATGCAATTACTACTGGAAGTAAGAATACAGCTTTGGGTAGACACGCCTTAAC